GGTGAAGGACACGAACATAATACACAAGGTAGATGGCCTGCTAATGTAATGATGGAATGTACTTGTGAAAATATAATTGAAGGAGATAAGGGAGAAATTAAGCATAGTTCGGGTAGTAGAGATAATGTAAATCTAACTCATGAATGGGGATATAAGGATATACAAAGAACAAACTATACTGATACTGGCAATATACATACAGACCCTAACTGCCCTTGCTACATTTTAGACCAACAAAGTGGAAACATTAAAGGAGGAAAAAATATGGAACCGTTTTCATCACCAATAGATAATCCTGTTAGAATGAATAGTTCTAAACAAATCAACAGAAAAGGATATGAAGATAATGGTGGAGCAAGCCGCTTCTTCTATTGCCCGAAAGCATCAAAGAGTGATAGAGATGAAGGATTGACAACAGAAGCAAAATCCATAAAAGGTAGAGATGAGGGACAGGATAAAATGGCAGTAGCATATAAAGCCAGACCTACGGAAAGACAGAACATACACCCAACGGTTAAACCAACTGATTTAATGGGATACCTTATTCGTTTAGTTACACCAAAAGGAGGAATAGTATTAGACCCGTTTATGGGAAGTGGCTCGACAGGAAAAGCAGCAGTATTAGAAGGTATGGATTTCATAGGTATAGAAAGGGAAGAAGAATACTATGAGATTGCAAAACAAAGAATAGAGTTTGAAACAAATAAAAGAAAATTCTGGTAATATGAAATGGATTAAATTGGGAAGTTGGTTGGAGTTTTTAATAGAAATAATTACATTCGGATATGGAGAGCGTTTAGCACTTTTGATTGCAAAACGCTTCTTCAATTCGGATTCGTGTGGCTGTTGCGAAAGAAAGCAATGGTTGAATCGTTTAACTAATCCACACTATGATGGAGAGTGTAATCAAATAAAATTATTTTAAGATGGGAGGTCCAGGTTCCGGGAGACCGGTTGGAAAGAATAGAGCACCTAAAGCAGATTTAAGCCATCTCTCGAAGGAAGAGAAAGCAGAAAGAAATCGTCAGTATGGTAGAGATAGATGGGAAAGATTAAGACAGGAGAAAGAAGAAAACTCTGAACTTACCGGGTACCAAAAATATAAAATAAACTACAAAATCAAATACGCGGATGATGAAGCAAGAATCGGACATCTAAGAGAAGAAGGCAGAGTGTTTAAAGTGCATGAAGACCCTGATGAATGGTTACAATACATTAGAGAAAAGAATCGAACTCAATTAGATGCCATACTCAATAATGTAGAAATGATGGAATATATATTTTCCGACAGAGACGATATACCAGAAGCACAGAGAAACGCACAGAGGCAAAAGAATTACTATACTGCTAAAGAAATAGTAGAGATGGAAAGAAAACTAAACGAAGAGTTTAACCTTATAGAGGATAGAAGACCAGGACAATCAACATACAAAAAAACAACAGAAGATAATGAATAACAGTTATGGCCAATTTGGCGAAGATGGTTTTATACTATCACAATTTACACAATCATTCGGATATGCAATAGAAGTAGGAGGAGCAGATGGAATCAATGGCTCACCTACAAAGTGTTTAGAAGAAAGGGGTTGGAAAACATTACTAATAGAACCTAATAGAGAATTAGTTAGGGAAGCAAAGCGGCACAGACCTTATGTATATAATTGTGCAGCAGGTGATGAGAACATAGATGATGTTGGAATGACAATCTATACACTAAAAGGTGGAAACGAAACTGCAGTTAGTGGATTGAATCCAAATGTAAAGTTAATAGAACAACATCAACATCTAATAGAAGACCAAAGAGTTGAGTTGGTAAACAAAAGAACTCTAAACTCCCTAATCAATAAATGGGAACATGATTTAGGAGAAGAGATACCTAACATAGATTTTGTTTCAATTGATACAGAAGGAACAGAATTAGATGTTATGAAAGGATTTAACATTGAGAAGTATCAACCAAAGATTATTGCATTAGAGAATAACTTTGAAGATTACAATTACAGAAGAACAATGTTTGGATACAGATACATACTTTACAATCGTATTGGTGTAAATGATTATTACATAAGAGAATCATATCTACCACAATTACCAAACGGAGGAGGATTAGATTTAACCGGAACACCAATCGTAGACCTAATCAATAAACAAAATAAAGGAATCAATAAAGGATTTAACGTATTCAATAAATAATATATGGAACAACCAACAGCAACAACGATACCACCAACGATGTATGGTATCCTAACAGAATGGGAATTTAGAGAATTAAAAGAAAAGTTAAGTGGTATTACAACTAACTTACCAAACGAATTAGCAGATTATGTTTGGAATATGCATGTAAAGATTCAGGCTAGACCAGAACCAAAGCCGTGTATGTGTAAATCATCAGGTGGATTATGGGCTGGAGCAGTAGAAGGATTAAGAAAATATGTAGCAGAGAATGATAAGTAGTAGTTTGGATTTGCGAGCGGAAACAAATAAGAGATTAGAACATCTCTACATCTCACATAGTGGATGGTTGAAATCCGTAGCAAACAACATTACAAAGGATAGAATAGAAGGAGAAGAACTAATAGGAGAACTCTATCTTTATTTGGCGGAAAGACCTAATTCTAATCTATGGTATAGTACATCATTTAATCTTATGTATCTCAGAGCATTTATACATAGTAGATTTATTAATGGTAAGAAGAGAGGAAGTAAGACAACACAGATAAGAGAAGGAGATAATCACTTAGTATATGAAGATTATGATATAGAGAGTGATGAGAGATTTGAAACGTGTTGGAGTGAAATGATGAGTGAGTTAGATGAATTGAAAAAACAAAGGAATTGGCACTCAGCTCTACTCTTTGAACATTACTACTTCAATGATGATATGACCCTACAAAAGTTATCAGATGAGATTGGTATATCACTTTCTACAACTTATATGCATACAAAGAGAATCAAAGAGCATCTTAAAAGTAAGTTAGATAATCCATTCAAACCAAAAAAAGATTAGGTAGTTTGTTATTATATATACAAATATATTCTAATTTAGAAGGAAATAGATTATGGAACAGAACGAAGAACCAAAAAGAAAGAAGACAGGTGGTAGACAGAAAGGAGTAACCAATAAAACTACAGCCGAATTAAAAGCTATCATTACACAGATAGTAGGTAACCAATTGGAAAGATTAGAGACTGATTTGGATAAGATAAGAAAATACAATCCAGCCAAAGCAGTTGAGATAGCTAGTAAGTTAATTGATTATGTTTTACCTAAGCAAACCAAAATGGAAATAGAAGGTGAGTTAAAGCATAAGGTTGATAAGATAGTTATAGAAATTAAGAAGAATGGAACTACAGATACAGACAAGTAAAACATTTGAAGACATCAATTCTGATAGAAAGATAATTCTATTAAGAGGTGGTAGTAGAAGTGGTAAGAGTTATAGTGCAGTTCAGTATCTTATTGTGAAAGCATTAGAAGAACCAGGAACAGTTATATCAATCGTCCGTAAATCCTTCCCATCCCTCCGTATCTCAACGCTAAGAGACTTTCGTAGTATAATGGAGGAATTATACCTTTGGGAGGAAGAACGTTACTTAGCCACAGAGAAAGCCTACCGATTCGATAATGGTAGTATGATTGAGTTCCTATCCATTGATGATGCGGAAAAGAGAAAGGGAACTAAAAGAGATTACCTTTTTATTGATGAGGCAAACGAATTAAACTATGAGGATTTCTTTCAGTTGTTTATTCGTACTACATTCAAAACAATCCTAGCATACAACCCCTCATTCTCAAAACAACATTGGATATATAAGCAAGTAGCAGTACACCCTGAAGCAGAAGAGTTTGTTTCCACATACAGAGATAATCCATTCTTAGACCAGAGGATAGCCGATGAGATAGATAGATTAAAAGATATATCACCATCGTACTATGCAGTATATGGTAATGCTCAGTTCGGTATGGTAGAAGGAATTATATTTGATAACGTAAGTGTAATAGATGATATACCTGATGAGGCAAAGTTATTAGGATACGGCTTTGATGCTGGATACTCTAATGACCCATCTGCTATAGTAGGTATGTATCAATATGAATCAGATATAATATACGATGAGATAGTTTATATGAAAGGCCTGTTGACAAATCAATTAGCTAATTTTATTCTTGCTGCTTATGAGAACTTTGGGAGAAACGAAGTATGGATAGATAGTTCAGAGCCACGTTTAAGAGATGAGATTTTCCGCTATGGTATAAACATTAAATCAGTTGTTAAGGGAAAGGATAGTATAGTGAATGGTATAGATGTAATGAAACAACATCGTATCTTACTGACTAAACGTTCTAGCAACCTCATAAATGAGTTCTTTTCCTATAGTTGGAAGAAAGATAAGAACGGAGGTACAACGAACGAACCAGAGGATATAAACAACCACGGTATAGATGCGTGTAGATATGTAGCAATGATGAGGATGAGTAAAGCCGGAAAGAATAGAGGAACATACAATATATCAATACGATGAGTAAATACACAGAAGAAGAAGTACAACAATTAGTAGAGTTAGTAGGTAAACTATTAGAAGCTAATGAAGAGTTAAATGCTAGAGTAATAGCAATAGATGCTTATCTTAAGAATGAGATGAGTAGAACGAAACAACTAAAACAAATAATTAGACAATATGAAGCAAGAGATAACTATAACAGTCCCAACTAAGTGGAGTGCTGTATCTTTGGAGAAGTATCTGAAGATGAGAAAGGATATGGAAACATATAAGGATAACGATGAAGCTGTATATGCAGTTCTATTCTATCACTTATGTAATGTAGATGCACCAACAATCAATAAGTTAGATATAGAAACTTACACTGCAATACAATCTGATTTATCTCGCTTTATGCAACAAACCGAATACCCTTTACAACAAATCATAAAGGTAGAAGGAAAGGAATACGGCTTTGAACCTAACTTATCACAAATGGCTTATGGAGCTTATGTGGATTTGGGAAAGTATGAGAACTTAACAATAGATGATAAGTGGTGTGAAGTAATGAGTATTCTGTATAGACCTCTTAAAAGAAAGATAGGTGCATCATACGAAATAGAAACATACAATGGAGTATATAATCCAGAACAATTTCTAAATGTGGATATGGAGGTACACTTTGGAGCCCTACATTTTTTTATCAATTTACTTCAGGATTGTCAGAAAGGTATCCTGAAGTATTTGACGCAGACTGGGGAGATTCCAACCAACATTCTTACAATTTTGGAAAAAAATGGAAATCATACTCTTCCATATACACATTGGCAGGGGGAGATATAACGAAGTTCAATGATGTAGTTAGCTTACCATTGGAGAAAGCTCTTCTGTATTTGGCTTATATTAACGATAAATCACATTTAGAGCAGTTAATACATAGAGAGAGTATAGCAAAGATGAAATAGGTAGAAAATCTTTTGTCAAATTTGTTAAAGATACAAACGACTCATTATGGGAACACCATCACAATCACAAAACCAAAGAAAGAATAGCGGTATATACTTAGGTCCAACTCGAGGAAAGAGTTCACCTAAGAATAGCAGGAGAGGTTGTTTGTGTTTAGATACGAATGTTTACAGCAGAAAGTGTTGTAATGGGGCATTGATGGAGCAGGGTATTGGACAAACTATATATCCTACACCTCAATTAGGCGGATTTAGTTCTGGCTTCAACAATGGGTTTAATATATAGATAAAAGAAAATATAAACAGATATGTCTGAATTAACAAAACAGCAATTGACGGTAGAGAACAATAGTAGTTTTCCTAACAATAACACAGGATTTATTACTCCTACCCTTTTAAGAACATTCAACGGAAACATCATTGATTCTATGGTGGATGAGGTTACCTATAATGCAGATAGTGCAAGTTGGACAAGTGATATAACACAATTAGAGCAATTTAGTGCTTCATTGAATACTAACTTTGTAACACCTACACAATTAAGTGCAAGTTCTTCTACATTACAGAATAACATCAACACAAAGTTAAACACTTCATCTTTCAATGCTTATACGGCATCACAGAGTGGAGTGGCAACTGGTTCATTGTTATTAACTGCATCAGCGGTAAGTAATGTAATAACTTTTACTAAGGGAGATGGTTCAACATTCCCTGTGACAGTAGGTAGTGTAATAGATAGTAGTTCATTAGTATCTACTTCATCATTTAACGCTTATACACAAAGTGCAGCAAGTGGTGTATCTGCTTCAATCAATGCAGCTACATCATCATTAAGTTCTTCGTTAAGTTCTTCTATTGGTGCATTAAGTTCATCAGTAGCAGTTACTAATTTAGCACAATCACAATCTATAGCACAATTATTAGGATTCAGTTCATCATTAGATACTACATTCGCAACAGATGCTCAATTGAGTGCTAGTGCGAGTACATTACAGAATAACATCAACACAAGATTATTAACATCTTCATTTCAAACATATACCTCATCAGTATCAACACAAATATCTGCACTAGGTACAAATAAAGTAAACTATAGTTCACCTGTTAACCCACAAGCTATTACTGGTTCTTTAATCATAAGTGGAACAAGTACAAATGGTGGTGGAGAAACATTAAAATTATATGGAGATGGAATTGCATTGCATGTATATAGTGGCTCAGTAGAGATTACAACACCACAAGGAAATGGAGCACACTTTTATTCAAACGCTCCTATCACATCTTCTAACTTAAGAATCAATGGCGAAGCGGTAATCAAAGACCTTTTTGTTAGTGGTACATGGGGTGGAACAGGAAGTGGTAGTTTATTTGTGGAGAATAGTATTACTGCATCTGTAATAAGTGCATCTACTATTATTGCAAATAGTGCATCATTCCAATATGTACAAACGGTATTCGAAACTGCATCTATAATCTATTCATCAGGTTCTAACCAATTTGGTGATGAGTTATCAGATGTACAAACACTAAGTGGAAGTGTAAAGATACAAGGTGGATTGACAATCAATGGTTCACCGGTACAAACTTCATCTTTTGATGCGAGTGGATACTTATTAACATCTTCATTTAACACATATACACAGAGTGCAGCATCTAATACATCTGCATCAATCAATACTGCAACCTCTTCACTTTCTCAATCGTTAAGTTCATCGATAGGAGCATTGAGTGCTAGTGTAGCAGCAATCAACGCTGCTCAACTATCTACTGCATCCTTTAATACTTACACTGCATCAGCAGAAACGAACGTAAGTGGAGCAATCAACGTTGCAACACAATCTCTTTCTTCTTCAATTGCTGTAACAACTAATAACAATACACTATTAACTAATCAAAAGTTAGATAGTAGTTCTTTCAACACTTATACTGCTTCAGCAGCGACAAATGTAAGTGGAGCAATCAATACTGCAACCGGTTCATCTTTAATAACTGCTTCAATAAGTGGGGATACAATTACATTTACCAAAGGAAACGGAAGTACATTCCCAATTGTAGTACCAACAGGTAGTGGAGCTGGAGATAGAAATGGTTTAATCACAACCGGTTCATCTGCTGTAACTCAATCAATTACTGGCTCTTTAATCGTTACTTCAAATATCACTGCAAGTGGAGAAGTAAGAACAACGGTAGTAAGAGCAACAAATGGTGAGTTTAATGGTGATGTATTTATAAATGGCACTGGTGATTTAATATTTAATAATGGCGCAAGTAATAATATTCAGGGTGTTAGTAATATAACTGCTAGTTCGGCTATATCTTCTGATAGAGTAATAACAAATTTAATAACTGCATCAATAGTAAGTTCATCTCAATTTATTGGTAACTTAACAGGAACTTCTTCATTCGCAACAACTGCTTCATTCGCATTGAACGCAGGAGGAGCAGTAGATACTGGTTCATTCGCAACAACAGGAAGTAATATATTCATTGGTAATCAAACTATATCAGGTTCACTAAACGTATCTGGTGCAGCTAATTTTACTGGCGGAGATTTCAAAGTAACCGACCAGGGTAGAAATGGAGAGTTTGATGTTGATGCATTCAAAGTAAAAACACAGAGTTCAGCACAATTTACAGGAAGTTTCTTTATGAGTGGCTCAACATTCAATGGTAAAATTGAAGCACCTGCTCTTTCAATAGGAGTAACTACTTTAGATGTTCTATTTGAATCAACTGCTAGTACAACTGCTAGTAGTGTAGTATCTGAAATTGATTTTACGCGTATAGGAGCTGGACCGACAGGTGATAGTACAGGAGTAAGATTACAAACACTTAGTGGTAGTGATACGACAGGAGATACTCTATTAAGTAGGGTAACGACAAATATAAACAGACACACTACAACTGCAATGACAGGTTCAGTTGTGAATACTATAGTACAATCAACGTGGGCTACGGGTTCAGCAGGTACTAGAATATCATATAGTTCAACTATTACAGCGAATGCACAATCTGCATCATCAACTTTAACTTTGAATGCAGGAAATGCTGCAGCTAACTACGCAGGAGGAACAGCATCATTGCAAGCAGGAAGAGTTAATATAGGAACTACAGGTGCTACAATAACATCAACAGGAAGTTGGACACAACAAGGTTCAATCGTAACATCTGGAGGTATTACTGTAAACAATCTTGGTATTACTGCAACTAGCGGTTCAATCAACGGAGAGTTTAGAGTAAATGGTTCAATGAACATAACCGGTTCTGCACCAACAATACAGAGTGGTTCATTAAGTGGTAGTTTAGTATCTACACTTACTGATACATACGCATCTACACCACAAGGAAACTTTATTGTTACTTTGGATAGTGCAAGTATGGCAACATTGTTAGCAGGAGCAGGAACAAACGCAAACACAATTTACTTTGTAATATAATAATATGAGTGTATTTTTAGGAGGAAACCAGGTAAATAAATTATACAACGGAGGAAACCAGGTACAAAAAGTGTATAGAGGAGACTCATTACAATATACTACGCCTGTAACCGATAACTTAGTATTATGGTATGATGGTGGAAACACACAATCAAATCCAGGTAGTGGTTCTATATGGTATCCAATATCACCCGCTTCTTCATCTTTAACCGCATCATTAAATAATGGTGCTGCGTTTACTTCATCTAATGGAGGAGCGGTAAACTTTGATGGAACTAATGATTACGGACAGGTTACGAGTAGTGTAGCATTTGATTTTGGTACAGGTGATTTTAGTTTTGAAGTATGGGTAAACATTGTAGCAAATTCAGCAGCTAATGCAGATGGTAATAAGAGTGCTACATTAATTTCTACTATTCCAGATGCAGGAACAATTACAGGATGGAACTTCTTATTAAGGGGTGATACATCTGATACAGGTGTACAATTACTTACTGAAATACAAAGAAATGGTGTGGGTGAATATGTAAGATATATACTCCCATCTGCTATGACTAAAAATACCTTATATCAAGTAGGTATGACTAAAGCAAGTGGAGTTACTAAATTTTTCATAAATGGAGTTGCTCATGATGCTGATTTTGATATAACTGCTTCTGCGGTTAATAGTAATAATAACGTACTGAATATAGGAAGATTAAATTTCCCTGGATACCTACAATACCTAAATGGAAACATTGCAATTATAAGAATTTACAAAGGAAAAGCGTTAACATCTTCTGAAATACTACAGAATTATAACGCAGTAAGATATAAAAACTAAATAATGAGAAAATACTGTATTATACCAACATCTGAAATAGATAAAATCCAATATACAGACCTATCTATAAACGATAGTGAAGGATTGTTATTCTCTATGGATGGAGAGAAGATTATAATTAAATGGGATAATGAGACGCCTTCGTTCTTAGAGGAGATAATTGATAAGAGTACTGAGTATTCAAATGAGGATATATTGTCGATTTTAGATACCTTAGAATGGAAACCAGAACCAATTATACCCGCAAACCAAAACGGCAGATAAAAAAAATTGAAAAAACAAAAACATAATTGTTAAACCTTATATAAACACAAAAAATATGAATTCAAAACAAGTATTAGACCGTATAGTATCAATGCTTTCCATAACTAAAAAGGAAGAAGAAGTAGTGATGACATACGCAAGATTAGCTGATGGAACTATAGTTGAATCACCAACATTTGATGTAGGAGAGCCTGTAGAAGTAGTATCAGAAGATGGAACTAAAACTCCAGCACCAGATGGTGAGCATGAGTTAGTATTAAGAGATACAGAAGGAAACGAAGTTCCTTTCAAAGTAATCACTAAAGATGGTAAGATTACAGAAAGAGAAAACGTTGAAATGGAAGATGTTAAAACAGAACCAATCCCTTCTGCAACTGCTGAATCTGAAGCAAACAAAGTACCTGATTTCAAATCACCTGCAGATAACGATAAAGGATTAAAGCCTTCATCTATGTTAGCTGAAGTTGAAGAATTACCTACGGGTGATGGTATCGAAGGAACTCCTGACCCAATGCCTGGTGAAGAAGGTTCTCCATTCGATATGAAGAAAATCGAAGATATGGCTTACAGAATCGAAGAATTAGAAAAGAAGATTGCTAAGATGGAAGAAGCTGAAGTAGAGGTAGAAGTAGAAGAAGAAGAAATGGAAGACCTACCTAAATTAGATGGTGCTCCAATCGAAGAAGCTGCTAATAAGTTCTCTGCAATGAAACCAAAAAATAAACTAAAAGAGAGTAACCCACAAGGTTCTTTCTTAGAGAAATTATACAAATAAACAAAACTAAAATCATTAAACAAATGAGAAAATTACAAAAATTCGCACAACCAGAAATCACAAGCACATACGCTGGTGAATTCGCTGGTAAGTATATTAGTGCAGCTTTGTTATCAGCTAAAACGTTGGATAACAAATATGTAACTATTATGCCAAACGTAAAGTACAAATCTGTTATTCAGAAAGTACAATTAGACAACATTGTTGTAAACGCATCTTGTGACTTCACAACTGCAGGTACAGCATCATTAACTGAGAGAATCTTAGAACCAAAAGAATTGCAAGTTAACTTGGAATTATGTAAGCAAGAATTCGTTGATAGCTGGGAAGCTTTACAATTAGGATACTCTGCTTTCGATACTATTCCTGCTAACTTCAATGATTACTTAATCTCTTATGTTGGTGGATTCGTAGCACAAGCAACTGAGCAATCAATTTGGGCAGGTGCAGCAGCAACTAACGGACAATTCGGTGGTTTCCAAACAGCATTCTCTGCATCAATTGCAGCAGGAGGTTCAACAGCAGTATTACCAGCTAGAAGTGCAGGTAGCGGTTCAGCTATCATCTCTGGTTCAGTAACTTCAGCTAACGTATTATCTAAATTAGATTCAGTAGTACAAACTATTCCTGATACTGTTTATGGTAAAGAAGATGTATTACTTTATGTTTCTACAAACGTAGGTAAGGCTTATCAACAAGCATTAGCAGGTGGAGCAGTAGGAGCTAACGGATGGAACAACCAATTAAACGTTGGTGAAAAACCATTCAACTTCAATGGTATTGAAATCGTTCTTTGTCCTGGTTTAAGTGCAGACAAAATCGTAGCAGCACAAAAATCTAACTTATTCTTCGGTACAGGTTTATTATCTGATTACAACCAAGTAAAAGTATTAGACATGGCTGACTTAGATGGTTCTCAAAATTACAGAGTAATTATGAGATACACTGCTGGTACTCAATTCGGTATCGGACAAGACATCGTTTACTACGGAGCTTACTAAAAATAATTAAGTGGAGAGGAAACTCTCCACTTTAATCAGTTATTAACAAACAAAAATAAAAAGAAAAACTTATGGCTACATGTAATTTAACATTAGGAAGACAGGAGCCGTGTAAGGAATCGGTAGGTGGATTGCAAGGTGTGTATTTTATTAACTACACTACTGCTTCATTTACTCATGGTGCAAACGGACAAGTTTCCGCACTTCCTGCAGGTACTTCAGTTTACTATTATGAGCTTAAGGGTAATTCTTCTTATACAGAAACAGTTAACTCTTCTAGAGATAATGGAACTACATTCTTTTCACAAGAATTAACCCTTAACTTAAAGAAATTAACTCCTGAGATGACAACGCAATTGAAAACAATGGCGTATGGTAGACCTCAGATTGTTGTTTGGACTAATGCTGGTGATGCATTATTAGTAGGTGAGCACCAAGGAGCAGATGTAACTGCAGGAACAATACAAACAGGTGGAGGATTAGGTGACCTTTATGGTTATTCAGTAACTTTCACAGGATTGGAAAATACTCCAGCTTCATTTTTAACCGGTTCAACAACCGCTAGTGCATTCACAGGATTGTCTACACAACCAACGATTGTATATGGAAGTTAATTAAACTTAAACATAAAACGAAATTGGGTAATCAGAAATGGTTACCCTTTTTTATTTGCTGAAAATGAAAGTTATTTTGTGTTATATAAGAGATAAATCATAGATAATGCAGGGATACTACTTAACAGGCAGCAACTTATTTACTATTAGAACACAGGATATGAATAGTACACCTACTCTAACATTAAGATTAGAGGAAATGTACACATTACAGAACACTACTTCTTCTATTAGTAACTACACATTCGATACTTACGAAAATCTTTTACAATTTACTGCATCAATTAGTGGAGCAATAGTTGGAGGAGAGTATAGAGCATACCTATTATCAGGTTCAACTAATATATGGAATGGTTCTATACAAGTTTATCAATCAGAATCATTAAATACGACATACACAAATCAAAATAATCAGTACGTTTCACACATTACTGATAACGAATTTATAATAATGTAATATGAACAAAGGAATTCAAAACTTTTCAGTTGTAAACTTAGCTCAGCAGGATGTACCCGTAATAAGAGAGGATACTAAAACCCGCTATAATTGGGTACCGTTTGGTATTGGATTACAGGATGACTTCTATCCAGAGGTAACTGCAGCTTATAACACATCAACAACTAACGCTGCGTGTATCGAAGGTATAGCAGACCTTATCTTTGGTAAGGGAATCTACACTAAGAATGCAGGGTTTACAGATGCATTAGCTAAAATCGTACCACAAGAAGAGTTAAAAAGAGCAATCTTTGACTTAAAACTATTCGGTAATGGTGCATTTCAGGTATATTGGAATGATGACCACACAAAGGTAATCAAATTCTACCACATACCGGTACAAACACTAAGAGCAGAAAAGTTATACGATAATCCAAAGATACAGAATTACTTCTATTGTACTGATTGGTTTGATATGAAGGCACA